GTATCAGGAGGAGGAGAGAATTGCTCGGCAGGTCCAGCAACTCTAACGGCATAATATGGCAGGATTTACTTATTCAACACTTACAACAGCAATTGGTAATTATACTGAAGTCGGTACTTCTGTATTATCCAGCACTATTACCGATCAATTTATAGATAATTCAGAACTTAGAATTCAAAGAGATGCACCAATTGATGCAGATAGAAAAGAAATAATTGGAAATTTAGTTGCTTCAAAAGATAATATTAATGCACCAGCAGGCACTTTATTTGTACGAGGTCTACAGGTTTATACATCAACAACTGCAGCAACAGGTGCTAATAGTTGGTTAGAAAAAAAAGATATTAGTTTTTTAAGAGAATATGATGCGGCAGAAACCACTACTGGAACTCCAAAATATTATGCAATGTCTGGGGGAGCCACAGGAAGCGGCGCAGCTTCGTCAGGGAGAGTTACAATTGTACCTACTCCTAGTTCAGCATTTATGTATAAGATGCATTATAACGCTAGACCTTTAGGATTAAGCTCAACAAATACCACAACTTATTTAAGTCTAAATTTTGGAAATGGACTTTTATATGCATGCTTGGTAGAAGCATTTAGCTATTTAAAAGGTCCAATGGATATGCTACAATTATACGAACAAAAATATCAAACTGAAATACAAAAGTTTGGTGGGGAACAATTAGGTAGAAGAAGAAGAGACGACTATACAGATGGAGAACCTCGTATACCGGTCCCTGCTCAGACACCGTAAGGAATAAAATATGGCAACATTAACAGTAAAAGTAATAGAAGAAATCACACTAAACAACAATAGTTATAATGGCGAAAGATCATTAGATATTTCAAGTGTTAATGAAATTGTTAAAAGAATAGTTACAATATCAACAACAGAAACAGGGTTGTTAGGTTTTGCTACAGCCTCTTCAACAGATTTATCAAAAAGTTATTTAGCAGGTCAGTTTGACGAAGACGATGTTAGATATATTAGAATTACAAATTTAGATTCAACTAACCACATTACATTAACATTTAGAGATGAAGACAGTACAGAGTTTGCAATTAAAGTAGACGCTGGCCACTCGTTTATATATCCAGGTGACAATAGTGGTGGAGTTGTAGATACAATGCATGCAGGAGGTTCTGCATTAACAGTATCATTAAATGATTTAGTAGACATAACAGCAACTGCAGATACCGATTCATGTGACGTAGAGGTGTTTGTAGGGAGCGCATAGGAGATAAATTATGGCATCAAGTTTTACAGGTCTTGGTACAGAACTAATGACAACCGGCGAGAATGCCGGTACATGGGGAACAACAACCAATACTAATTTACAAATTGTAGAACAAATATCTGGTGGTTATATTGAACAAGACATAGCAGGTTCAGCCGATACAACAACATTATCAGTTTCTGATGGATCAGCAGGTGCTGTTCTTGCACATAGAATTATAAAATTTACTGGAACAATTACTGGAAACCAAATTGTAACAATTCCTTTAGATGTTCAACAACTTTATGTTTTAGTTAATGGTACGTCTGGTGCTTATACAGTTCAATTCAAATACGCTTCTGGATCAGGAAGTTCAGTTACTTTTGCAGCAACAGATAAAGGAACTAAACTTGTTTATGCAACAGCTGATCATGCAACTAATCCAAATTTAGTTGATACAGGTATTGCATCTACTGGAGATCACGACTTAGATGGTAACGAATTAATTTTAGATGCTGATGCTGATACAAGTATTACAGCAGATACAGATGACCAAATAGATATTAGAATTGCAGGAGCTGATGATTTTCAATTTACCGCAAATACTTTTACTGCACAAGCAGGTAGCACGATTGCTGCACAAGCTTTAACTGCTACAACAGTAACAGCTAGTGGTATTGTAAAAACAGATGATACTACTGAAGCAACGTCTACAACAGATGGATCATTACAAACTGATGGTGGATTATCTGTAGCAAAAGATGCTGTTCTTGGTGATGATGTTAAATTATTAAGTGACTCTGCTGTATTAAGTTTTGGTGCAGATTCAGATACAACTTTAACACACACAGATGGCACAGGGTTAACTTTAAATGGTGCAAACAAATTAACTTTTAGAGATACAGGTTTAACAATTGGATCTAATGCAGATGGAGATTTAGACATTGTATCAGACGGTACAGCAGTTGATTCTATTAATTTAGAATCTGCTGGTGGTATTACATTAGACGCAGGTACAGCTGCAAGTGGTATTATTTATGAAGATGATGGCACTGAAATGGCTCGTATTCATAATTCATCAAGCAATGTTATATTAGAGACAAAAGTTTCTGATGCAGATTTTTCAATTAAAGGTAATGATGGTGGTTCAACTATCACTCCTTTAACTTTTGATATGTCTGATGCTGGTAAAGCTACATTTAGTGGTAATGTAATTGTATCGGGTGATCTTACAGTATCTGGTGATGACATTACTATGGGTACAAATACTGCGGGTAACTTATTAGTTGCAGATGGTACAAACTTTAATTCAATTGCCGCTGGTAGTTTGTCTGAAATATCTACAGTTGCAAGTGATGATGTTTTTATAGCAGTAGATACTTCAGGTGGTGGACTTAAAAAAATTACAAGATCAACTTTAGTAGCAGGGCTTGCTACATCAGGTGCAATAGCAAATGTAGTAGAAGATACTTCACCTCAATTAGGTGGTGATTTAGATACTAACTCTGCAAACATTTTAATAGATGATGCACATTTTATAGCAGATGAAAATGGTAATGAACAAATTATATTTCAAACAACAGGTTCAGCAGTTAACCAATTTGATATTACAAATGCTGCAACAGGTAATCCACCATCTATAAAAGCTACTGGTGGTGACTCTAATATTGATTTTAATATAAGTGCAAAAGGCACAGGACATGTAACTGTTTTAGGTGATACTAATTCAGGTGCTATTCAATTTAACTGTGAGCAAAATAGTCATGGCCAAATTGTTATTGCACAACCTCACTCGGCTAGTGTTACAAATACTTTAACTTTACCAGCTGGTGCTAGTTCAACTTTAGTATCATTAGTTTCAACAGATACTTTAACAAATAAAACTTTAACTACTCCTGTAATTGCAGAAATAGATTCAGGATCTACAATTACACTTGATGCAACAACAGATATTGTTCTTGATGCAGATGGTGGAGATGTTTTCTTTAAAGATGCTGGTACAACTATCGCTACGTTTACAAACAGCTCTACTGATTTTATAATAGAAACTGCAACATCAGATAAAGATTTAATATTTAAAGTTAATGATGGTGGTTCTTCTACAGAGGTTGCAAGATTTGATGGTGACGTTTCAGCATTTAAAGTTGCTTCAGGCAAAAAGATTATGTTAGGAGCCGCTGAAGAAAGTATTTCAGGTGATGGTACAGACATAACTTTTGCAGTTGGTTCGAGTGGTGACATAAATATTCCTGCAGATATAGGTTTAACTTTTGGTGATGATGGCGAAAAAATTGAAGGAGATGGAACAGATTTAACTATTGCTGGTAATAATATTAATTTAACTGCGGTGGCAGATGTTAATATACCATCAGGAGTAGGTTTAACTTTTGCAACTGCAGAAAAAATAGAATCTGATGGAACTGATTTATCTATTACAGTTGGATCAAATGGTGACATAAATGTTCCTGCGAACATTGGATTAACTTTCGGTGATGATGGTGAAAAAATTGAAGGTGACGGTACAGATTTAACTATTGCTGGAAATAATATTAATTTAACTGCGGTAGCAGATGTTGTAATTCCAAATAACGTTGGAATTCAATTTGGTGGAGCAAGTGAAAAAATTGAAGGTGATGGCACTGATTTAACTATTTCAGCAAATAATTTAACTGTTGATGCCGCTGCTGATATTAATTTGGACGCTGATGGTGCTGATGTTAATATTAAAGATGGTGGTACAACAATATTATCATTTACAAATAGTTCTAGCGACGCGGTAATAACCGCAGGTGTACAAGATAAAGATATTATATTTAAAGGTGATGATGGTGGATCAGCAGTTACATCTTTAACCTTAGACATGTCAGCGGGCGGTATAGCTACTTTTAGTGCTGCCGCTAATGTAGCTCAAGGAGCATTAACATCATCATCGAACGCTGTGGCGTGGGACGCCTCTGCTAAACCAAACGCAGTTCATGTTACAACAGAAAATACAACTTTCTCTGCACCAAGTAATGCAGTTGAAGGAGCATTTATTTGTATAGAAATTAATTACAATGGTTCTCATAGTATTGGTTGGAACACCGTTTTTGAATTCGCCGCTTCAACAGAAGCAACGGAGACAGCAACAGATGGTAAAACTGACATTCATGTATTTAGATATAATGGAGCAGTTTGGCAAGAAGTAGGTAGAACATTAAATTTAGCTGAGAGTTAATAGGAGATAATATGTGGGGATTAGTAGAATCAGGATCAATTACAAAACTTATAAATAAACCAAAAGGTTTAGTTATTGGTGATGTTCGTTATTCAAGAAAAATATTTGAATTATGGAGCAAGTCTGAACTAGAAGCTATTGGAATTTATGAAGTAGAATTTGATAATTCTAATAAAAAAGATGAGAAATGGTATATCAATACCAATCAATCATTTGCTTTTGCTGGTGGAAAAATTACAGCAAGCTATGGTAGCGCAACTGCTAAAAAACATGCAGATACTAAATGGACTCAAAAAGAAATTGATGATGGTGATGCACCAGATGGTGCTGATACAAATACTGTTGCTTATGAAGGTTTAAAAACAATTTTAATTAAAAATGTTAAAGCACAAGCTAATACATTATTATCACAAACCGATTGGTACGTAACACGTAAGTCTGAAAAATCAACGGCAATACCTAGTAATATTACAACATGGAGAAATGGTATTCGTTCTAAACAAGCAGCTATGGAAACATCTATAACTAATGCAAACGATACTCCAGCATTGGAAACTTTATACACTTATGTAAATACAGCTGATGAAGGGGATCCAAAAGTTATGGAAAGACCATTGGGAGAGTTCCCAGTATTAGGATCTTAACATGCCTTTAATTTTATCAGGTAATGTAGCAACAGCAACAGCTGCAACAGGATATGATGTAGCCAACTCAGTTAGATATAATGATGGCGATAGTCCAAAACTAGATTTAGATTTTTCTAGCGATGGTACATTAAACAAATGGACATTTTCAATGTGGTTTAAAAGATCAACACTAGGTACTGCTCAAAGACTTTTTTGTTGTTATGATAGTGGAATGGACGATTATATAAAGTTTGGAACAGACGACCAACTTGAATGGGTTTTTGATAATGAAGATGGATCAAATAAAGGTGTATTAAAAACTAATAGAAAGTTTAGAGATGTTTCTGCTTGGTATCATTTAGTTTGCAGATTAGATACAACAGACAGTACTGCTGGAGATAGAATGAGAATGTATATCAATGGCACAGAAGAAACTTCATTTGCAACAGACACAAATCCAACTCAAAATGAAACAGGAGATATAGGTAGAGACAACGATCATTTTATTGGAACATTTGGTTCAGGTCAATATTTTGATGGTTATATGGCTGAAGTGTGTATGATTAATAATCAATCTTTAGCACCAACTTCATTCGGAGAATACGATGAAGATAGTCCGACAATTTGGAAACCGATAGATGTATCAGGATTAACCGCTGGTACAAATGGATTTTATCTTGATTTTGAAGATAGTGGTAACTTAGGAAATGATGCTTTTGGTGGAACAGATTGGACAGAAACTAATCTAGCCGCAACAGATCAGACGTCGGATACGTGCACCAATAATTTTGCTACTTGGAATAGTTTAATTAATTCCAATGGTTCTACAGCACAAGCAAACGCCTCATATACTACAAGCAATAGTTCTAGTAATTATGGATATAGATTAAGCACAATAGGAATGTCATCTGGAAAATGGTACGCAGAAGTTAAATATGCTAGTTCAAGTAATCAAGCATTAATAGGCATTAGAAGCAGAGAAGCTACAGCAGTTGTACATTATTTAGGATATTATGATGACGACTATGCAATATATGTTGATGGTCATTATTACAATAATAATTCTGAAACAACCAATTCAAATGCAAGTTGGACAAATGGTGACATTATTGGAATTTTTTTAGACCTTGATAATAATAAATTGTATTTTTCTAAAAACGGCTCACTTTATAGTTCAACAGGAATTTCAATAACGGCAGCAGCAAGTACAACAACAGGATTTTATTTTTTTAGTGTTAGTGAATGGAACAGTAGTGGAAATGGTACTTTTGAATTAAACACTGGTAATCCATCTTTTAGTTTAACTTCAGCTGTTAATGACGGAGAATACGGAAGTTTTGAATATACAACAACAATAACAGGCGATGGTGCTAGTAAGACTTTTAAGGCACTCAATACCAAGAACTTAGCGGAGTATGGAGGATAAATGGCAGCTTATACAACAATAGACAATCCAGAATTATATTTTCAAGTTAAAACTTGGACAGGAACAGGAAGTTCTAATGCTCTTACTTTAGATGGTGATGAAGATATGCAACCAGACTATGTAATGATAAAGCAAAGATCTGGTACTCAACAATGGAATGGTTACGATGATCTTAGAGGAGTTCAAAAATATTTAGGTTGGAATACAAATATTGTAGAAAACACACAAGCTCAAGGATTAACTGCTTTTGGCTCTGATGGATTTACAGTTGGAACTGATGATATGGTTAATAAAAGTTCATCAACCTATGTTGCTTTTTGTTGGAAAGAATCTGCGACTGCTGGGTTTGATATGGTTACCTATACAGGAAACCAAACTGCAAGAACAATATCACATTCACTTTCAGCAGTTCCTCATTGGATGGTAATTAAAAATAGAGGATCAACTTATAGTTGGCAAGTATATCATCATAAAAATACATCAGCACCAGAAACAGAAATTATGTATTTAAACCAAAATGCCGCAACATCAGATAGTAATGTTGAGTGGAATGATACTGCACCGACTTCAAGTGTTTTTACAGTAGGAACAGATGTTGGAGTTAATCAAAGTAGTCAAAGTCATATTGCTTATTTATGGAGTGAAAAACAAGGCTTCAGCAAATTTGGTTCATACACAGGAAACGGAAATGCTGATGGACCATTTATCTACACAGGATTTAGACCAGCTTTTTTAATAATTAAAAAATCAAGTGCAACAGAAGATTGGGGTTTGATTGATAATAAAAGAGATCCTAATAATGATGGAGCAAGTTCTCAATTATTTCCTAATGGATCTAATGTAGAA